TTGTATGGTGATCAATTGCGCTTGCCAAACGCCCGTGTGGGCAATTATTCGGGGATGATTAGAGATGAATATCCACTTAAACCGCAGGATAACCGTGTGTGGAGCAAGTCAGAACTGGAGGATTTATTCAAAGATGACCTCATGGTTTTTGAGCGTGGTGTTCTTCGTCTTGCTCCCATTCTTGATGGTCGCCAAGCAAAGTTTGATGCTGTGGTCTGCTTGTCCTACAACATTGGCTTGGGAAACTTCCAAAGATCAGGACTTCGCCAAAAGATTTTGCGAGGCGACTGGGAGAATGCCGCAGAAGCCTTCCTTGATTGGTCAAAAGCTGGAGGCAAAGTCTTAAAAGGCTTACTTAGACGCAGAGAAGCAGAGAAAGCGTTGTTTCTAAGCGACAAAGAAGATGAAAAATAATCTATAAATGCCTGATTTTTATGATTTTTTGTTCAAAATTGTCACAGAAGAAGTGTGTAATGATGACATGAAGATCAGGAAAGTGAACATTAGTGACCCTGGGATTCTTGTGCAATTGCATGAGTTGCAGAGGTCTTGTTTGCCGTATGACAAGCCATATCCGATTAAGGGTGGTTATTGGTGGATTGCTTATGAGGGTGATGAGCCTATTGGGTTTGGTGGTGTTGTTCAGTCTGTTCGGTGGGTTGACTGTGGTTATTTGTGCCGATCAGGAGTTGTGCCGTATTTTCGGGGACGAGGTATCCAGAAGAAGTTGATTAAGGTTCGGATTGCTCATGCCAAGGCGATTGGGTGGAACTGGTTGGTGACGGATACGACTGACAATCCTGCGAGTGCGAATTCATTAATTTCATGTGGGTTCAAGGTTTTTGAGCCTAGTGAAAAGTGGGCGTTCAAGCACAGTATTTACTGGAAAAAGAGGGTGTGATGGGTTCTCCAAAGGTAACTGACAAAGAGTTCATTGAGATTTTTCAGTCCAGCACTTCTTACAAAGAGGCGGCAAAACGAATGGACATTGGGCTGAGGTCCATGTTGAGGCGCAGAAGGGTTATTGAGTTCAAACATAAAATTGCTCTTAATACGGCTGACACGCTATCAAATTTTGCAAAGAAGAACCCTCACTTGCAGACTGCTCATGCTCATGTTCCTAGATTGAATTTGGGAGTTTTAAATGGCACAGTTTTGGTTTTCTCGGATGCTCACTTCTACCCAGGTCTTCGTTCGTCAGTTTATAAGGGTCTACTTTGGGCCATTAAAGAGCTTAATCCTGTTGCTATCATTGCAAACGGTGATGTATTTGATGGGGCGACTATCTCGCGTCATGCCCGTATTGGTTGGGATAGTAAACCATCGGTGGTTGAGGAGCTTAAGGCTTGCGAAATTGCAATGGGCGAGATTGAGGAGGCGGCAAAAAAGGTCAGGCACAATGTTAGGTTGATCTGGCCTTTAGGCAACCATGATGCGCGGTTTGAGAACTTCTTAGCCGCCAATGCCCCGCAATATGAGCACGTTAAGGGATTTAGCCTTAAAGACCATTTCCCTGCCTGGACGCCTTGCTGGTCTTGTTGGGTGAATGACGAAACAGTGGTTAAACACCGATTTAAGGGTGGAATCCATGCTACCCATAACAATACCCTCTGGAGTGGCAAAAACATCGTTACAGGGCATTTGCACAGCCTCAAGGTGTCTCCCATCACCGACTACGATGGAGTGCGCTATGGGGTCGATTCTGGCACTCTGGCAGACATTGATGGTCCACAGTTCAGGGATTACTTGGAAGAAAACCCGACAAACTGGCGGTCGGGGTTTGCTGTCTTGACCTTTTATAACGGAAAGTTGTTATTCCCTGAGTTGGTTATGAAATTCAATGATGAAGCTATTGAGTTTCGTGGTCAAGTGATTCAATTGCCCAAGTGAGGTAGACCTGGGCTTTTTTGAGGTCTTCTAAGCCATTCTTATGTGAGTATCTACTTACATACTTGATGACATTGCCGATGCAGTAAGCCTGGAAGTGGTTGCTTCCCAACTTAGCCCTGATGTAGTCGATGGTTTCGATGCCGCCTGTTGTGTAGTGTTTGGGTTGGTTTACTGGATCACTCATTGCTCCCTCGCTTTCAGCATTGCGTCTGCCCATTCATAAGCGTTGCTCGCAACAGCGTCAGCGGTGGGCCAGTGGCTATCGGAAGCCGCAAATCCTTGCATCGCCAGACCAGCAAAGTGGTCGCGCAAACTAATCGTTTCTAGCAATTGGCCATCCTTGCTCTTTGCGTTTGGCTCGGTAGGCTCGTTGATATGCGTTGTATTCATCTCTATTCCTTTTTCTCCATTGATTGACTTTTGCGTCTGAACATTGCTTGCAAATACTTTTCCGCTTGAGTTTGCCAGTCCTGCCGTTGTCGGTTGAAAAAGCTGACTCTGGTTTTGTTTTCAAGCAAGATGGGCATCGCTTGTGGTCTTTTGAAATATCACAATATCTGTCGCCATCCATTGCGGCATGTCTTGTATTGCAGGACAAGCAAACAATCCCAATACTCCCACTTCTGTAGTGCTGCAGACTAGCGACAGTTGACTTCCCATCCTTTGACCGCCAGTTCATCTGAACACCACAATCTGGGCAGTTCATTCCACCACTGACAATCGCTTCAAGTTGTTCATGTGTGGGAACTAACTTGCCGTTTCTCTTGGCAGAAGCCCTCATTTGTCCAAACCTGTAGTGTGTGTCACACAAATGCTGGTTTCCTTGCTTAATAGTTGCATCACACTCACAACGAGAACACTTCATATCAAACCCCTTTTTAATGGAATGATTGCAGTGTATTACTTTGCAGGTATTTTGTCAACGCTGGTCCACCTGTTTCTTTATTGCTCATTTGTTTTGACTTTCATTGGATAGGGGTTTTGATTTTTGTCAATGCACTCAAGCACTCTTTTGAGTTCATCTTCCTGTGCTTTTTTTTCTGAATCGATCGAAAAGCTCATGTTTTTTGAAAATGCGACTGCTGACAAGGCAAGGTCAGGCACATTCAAACGCCATGATGATCTGGTGGTTGCCCAACAACAAAAGCAGGCATAGTAATTTGCAAAATCTGATCTAGTCGCAGTTGCAGGTTTTGCATAAGAAAACTTGTCTGCGTCTTGACGTAAACTTAATGCGACTTGGGCGGCATTTTCAAGGTCATCAAGCGTTGCGTTTCCATTTGCAAATTGTTCTGCAACATCCAAAACTTTTTCGCCCTCTTTATTGTTTTTCATCAGGTGTATTACACGCCTAGAACACCACACTGAAAACAACAACATTTCTCTCACTTGTGCTTCTCCTCTGGTGGCGAGCAAGTATGCACATCCCAGTCATTCTTCCCCGCCCTTTTGCCACACCGAGGGCAGAAGTTGCGCTCCTCTGGTGGCTGTGCCAAGGCTTCTTTGATGGCGGTGATAGCGGTGTTTCTTTGCTCCTCTTTAGAGGCTGGATATGGATTCATTGCTTCCAACGCCTCCAGCGCCAGCTTCAATGCTTCGCGTTCTTTAGTCATGTGTTCTTCTCCAATGCTTCAAGTTCTTTCTGCAATCGTTTATGGAATGTATCTTCTCCATCATCCCAAGACACAAGCCAATCAATGCGTCGAGCATAAACTTGAGCAATTCTTAAAACCTTCAATGCTTTCTTGAATTCCTCAATTGTTTTATGGTCATAGTGTCTGCCAATTATGTCTCCCCATTCGTTTGTTTCATTTGAATCATTAATTTCAATAAGATGTTCTACTTCATCGGCGATGTATCCGATGTGGTATTGCTTATATTCGAAATGACCTCCACTCATGTGTTCTTCTCCTCGGCAAAGCCGTTCTTTTGCTTGAGTTTGGCAGTGACAGCAAGAATTAAGTGATAGTCTGGATCATCAAATTTTGTAATCTGTTGTCCATGTACAGAATATTTGTAGCGGTAAAATGTTTGTTTTTGTTTTTCGTAGCACCAATCAATGTCTTCATCCGTCAGCCCAACCCATGTGCGCTGTGGTGGGGTAGTGTATAGAGGAACACCAAATCCGTTATCGTAGTCTCGAAATAATTTGCGGGA